ATTTTTGCTTGCGCTATCGCTGTTAGATTTACTAATAGAAATAGTACGGTAACGAGTCAAGATGTAATTAACTTACTTGGTGGTTTGGGATCTCCAGTTTCTAGAGGAAAAGGAAAAGTAATTGTCAAAACTTATAAAGCGGAAAATGAGGGAATAGATTTAAAAGATGATGTTATTCTTACGATAGCTTTAGCAGAAAATAACATGAATTTTCTGTTGAATAGCAATTCAACTCCATCATTACAAACTTATATTGATGCTGCTGTAAAATATGCTAATGATGATAAAGTTAAAAAATGGGCAAAACTGGTCTATGAAAATAGAAGATATGATAAGATAGAAGTAACATCAGATGGATTATCAGGTCAGACAACTACAAAGGTTGATGTAGAAGTAAAAATTACTGATGATAATAATGTATTACAACCAGTGGATATTAAAGTTTCTCTTAAAGCGGGTGATGTAAAACAATTTGGACAAAAGGGTGGCACTAACTTTTTAAAAGAACAAACTGGAAAAAGACAAGATGGATATAAAGAGTATTTTAATAGACTTTTTGGTATTGATATTTCAAATTTAGAGTCCTCTTATAGGCAAAAATCTGAAATCGAACATGACGTTTCTGGAGCTATTAATTTGGTATATGATAAAGTCGCGGATCTTGTTCAGCAAAAATTAAATTCACAAACTGAAAAAGAAAGTATCTTACAAACTTTTGGCAGAGCAATCGAATGGTTTGCTACTTTAAATGAAGAATATGTTGAACTTGTACAATTAAATAGAGGAGAGGCAAAGATTTATAATTTTGCTAATTTTGCTAATGTTTTGGGGCAACATGATTGGGATGTTAATTATACTAAAGGAAGATCTCAATCAGGAGAGTTATTGCCAAAAATTGTTATTCATAAGAGAGGAACTGTCAGTGATGAATTAATTATTCTTCGTGTTAAAAGAGAAACAAAAGATGGCGGTCCCTATTATAGAAACTATGTTGAAAAAGGTAGTTTTCTTGGAAATTTAATTGGTAGATATGCTTCGGCAGCGTAAAGTATGAATCTTACAATAAAGGATATTATTTCTTCGTTTGAATCTTCTTCTAAATCTAGAAGTCGTAGATACAATGATTTCCTTGCTCACGTTTATCTCGTTTTTGACAAGAACATTTCTCTCTGTAAGACAGATAGGGAAATGAATAAATATAAGAAAATGAGGAATAGTGTCCTCAGTTACATTGTTGCGAACGAACGAGCAATAACCACTGAAATCTGTAAGTAATGAAAAGTTTTTTCCAATTCTTAAAAGAGTCTACTGCAGTCCAACAAGCAACCAGAATGGGTTTGCAAAGTGATGGGCATGGTGGATGGTATGATAAGAAAGGTGAGTTTGTTGCTAAAACTGAAAAAGGTCAATTAAAATTTTTTAATAAACGTCAAAGAGTTGGTGCAAAAGATCCAGCACAGACTGATAAAGAAAAGAATCTCTCATATTCTTCACAAGAACCTGCAGAACCACAAGAACCATCAACTCAACAGCAAGAACCTGCACCAGAACAACCTGCTGCAGAAAAACCAGTTGAGATGGTACCACCAGAAGTTGAAAAAACAAAAGGAACTTTGACCGTTGCTTTTGGTCGTTTTAATCCACCAACTACTGGGCACGAAAAACTTTTAGATACGGTTGCCAAATCTTCTGATGATGGTGACTATATTATTGTTCCATCCAGAAGTCAGGATAAGAAAAAGAATCCACTGGATGCCGATACTAAAGTCTCTATTATGAGGCAGATGTTCCCAGGGCACAGTGAAAGAATTGTTAATGATCCAGCAAATCGTACTATCTTTGATGTTCTTAAAAAAGCACACATGGATGGATATGCTGGTGTAAGAATTATTGGTGGTGGAGATAGAGTCAAAGAATTTGAAAAACTTTCTAGTTCTTATAATGGAAAACTTTATCAGTTTGATAACTTAGAAGTTCGTTCTGCTGGTGAAAGAGATCCTGATGCTGAAGATGATCTAACGGGAATGTCAGCATCAAAGCAAAGAAAGGCAGCAGCAGAAGGAGATTTTAAAACTTTCCGTAAAGGTGTTCCTGCTTCGATGAATGATAAGCAGGCAAGAGAACTTTATAATACTCTTCGTGCTGCAATGCAAATCAAAGAAGGTTGGGATCTTTGGGAGATTGCACCCAAGTTTGATTGGATTAATCTTCGTGAGAATTATATTCAAGAAAAAATATATCAAGTTGGTCAATTGGTAGAAAATTTAAATACTGGTTTAGTTGGTCGTATCATTCGTCGTGGCACTAATTATCTTATTTGCGTCACAGAAGATCATATTATGTTTAAGTCTTGGATCAAAGATGTTATGGAGACAAAGAAGTATTCCGAAGTTCATATGAGTAGCATTGAAAGAGAACCAGGAAAACCAAATACTCTTGTTGGAACTGATGGATATAGAAAATATGTCGAGAAAATGTCTCCAGGAAGTAGTTGGGGAAGACAATTCATAAATAAGTATAGGAAAAAGTAAGTAATTCAAATCTTCCAATGAGTAAGCATATTTTTGAAGAACAAGGCGGTCCACATCGTGGTCATGCTGCTGGCAAAACAGATGCCGAAAAACAAGCATCTCAACTTGCTTCAGATGTAAAATATAAAGTGAAGCAAAGAATGAGTGGGGCGACAAAACTCAACCCTGCCCAAGTCTCTAAAGCATATCTTGCTCAACTTGCAAAGTCTCCTGCACCCCCTGCAGTTAAAGCACTTGCTAAGAAAAAAATTGTAGGAGAAGAGTATACCGAAGATATTAAAGAATTAGTTGAAAAGTCTTTGGTCAATGCTCTTGTTCATGTATTCACTGAAGAGGTGGGTGAAAAGAAAGAATGGATTGTAGTAACTGATAAAAAGACTGGCAATACTTACCGTCGTCAGGCAACTCGTGCAAAAATTGCAGAACTTCGTTCAAATCCTAATATTTCAAGAGTAGAAATTACTGCCTATCATCCAGATAAAGATGATGATAAGCAAGGGAAGAAAACCGCAAAGGTAAAGGCAGGTAAAGGATTAGATCCAGTTGGACGTGAAGATAAGGATATTGATAATGATGGTGATCATGACAAATCTGATAAGTATCTTTTGAATCGTAGAAAGGTTCGTGGTGCTGCTATTGCAAAGAAAAAGGTTGCAGAAGAATTTCTTGGTGAAGTAAAGGAAAAAACAGAAACTGAGAACAAGAAAATTACAGGAGAAAAGGTTAACAACTATTCTGGTAAAGATTCTGTTGTTAAGGTATTTCCTTCTTTAGGTGAACAACTTGATGATAAGGAAGTTGTTGCAAAACCACAACAAAAAAAACCAGTTATTGATCCAAACGAAAAGAGACAAATTTCAAATCTCCAACAGTTTCAAAATAAAGAAAGACAACTAAACCAACAAAAATTAGCAGCTCAAAAGTCTGGAAGAATTCCAGTAGGATCTGTCCAAACAAGTTCTTTTGAACCAGAAGGTGAAGTTGTAAATGAGGGTGATTATTGGCATCCAGATCCAGAACAAGATAAAAAACTCTCAGATCGTGGCGCTAAATTAAGATCTCGTGAAGATGCTGAAGAAAAGTCAAAACCAAAAGAAGATCCTAAGAAGTTACGTCCTGGTGAATCTTATACAGACTGGAATAAGAGACAGCAGGGTGGATCTTCTGTTACAAAACCTGCAGCAAAACCATCAATTAAAGATAAATTAAAGAATAAGCTTGGTAAAGCAATTGATAAACTTGGTGGTATCAATAGTTCTTTTGAGCCTGATGGTGAAGATATTCAGGAAGTTGCTCCCCCAAGTGCAAAAGCAGAAAGAATGGTTAAGCATATTAAAAAGGCATATTCTAAAGATGGTGAATTGACTAAGAAAGAAAAGAGCATTGCTTATGCTACTGCATGGAAGCAACATAATAAAGAAGTTAAAGAAGAAAAAACTGATACTAAAGATGAATCAGAAGATCTACGATCAATCCCAACAAAAATGGATCTCCTTAAAAATAAGATGAGAGCAAAGGGCATTAAAGTTGCTGGTATCACTCCTGCTCCAAGAAACATGAAGACTGCCGATGAACTTGGTGAAGCAGTTGATAGAGCAGAATATGGAAAGGTTGCCGCAGAACCTACTCCTAAGGATGATAAGAAAGCTGCATATGCTTTCAAAGATAACAAGAACAGACAGAGAGATCTTAAAAAACTAGCAAGACTGGTTAGACATGCTGATGGGCAGAAGAGAAATCCTGCTCTGTATAACTCTTTTGAAGCAGAGGGTGAGGTAATTGATGAAAGAACGAGAGAGCGTAAAGGTCAACCAAGACCTGCGAGAAATCGTGCTACAGAAATGATTAGAAAGATGCCAGAAGTTAAGAAAGGTCTTATGACCCGTAGTGGTAAAACCGTTGCTAAACACGAAGCAGAAAGAGGTGTAAAAAAAGAACCAGGAGCACCTACCCCTAAAGGAGAAACAACTGCTGATAGACTTGAAGCAAAGAAAAGAAAAGCAGCAATAGCAAAAGCATCTGCACAAAGATCGCAAGATAACATGAGTTCAAGGTTCGACTGATCTAAATACCTCAGGATACTCTTCACACGGAGGTCATTATGTCCGCATTAATCGCATGGTGTCTTGCTAATCAAGCTTTAATTGCAACAGTTTTGTTTGCAGTTTCAGAAGCACTGGGAGCAAACCCAAAGGTCAAGTCAAACGGTATTCTTTCACTTATTCTTCTTCAAGCACAAGCACAACTGAAGAATAAAGGTGCAAAAGATTTAACTCCATAAAATCAAATAATGTAAGAGACCTATTCAAGGTCTCTTTTTTTTATAAATATCTGTATACAAAGAATTTATAGGTAGGAAACATGGCTCTTTGGGGCAAGAAAGATTCTTTTAGTTCAGGGCTCACTGGAACTATTACAATTAATACAACCACAAAAATTGTTACTGGAAGTGGCACAACTTTTGTGACAGCAGGTATTAGCACTGGCGATATTCTAGTCGTTGGAGTTGGGGCAACCTGCGGGCAAGCAATAATTGCTGGTGTAACTTCTGCTACACAACTTACACTTGTATCAACACAATTTATTACTGGAATTGGAACCGTAGGTTTTGGTGCAACCGTTGGTGCTGCTTATACCGTAACTCAGAAACCAAAAGATACTCTTTACGGTACGCAATATGTTGCTCCAGATGTAAAATCAAATAGATTCTCTGCAGTCTTTGGTGTAGATCCAAATGAAACTAGAGTTGCTGCTGGTAGAACAGTTGGTGGTAAAAATGCTGCTTATGCTGTTTCTCATGCAGGTTGGGTAGGTGTTACCACTTATTCTGATTGCCATGGTAAATTAAGAGTTAAGAGTGAAACCTTAGTTGCATTCAGTGGAATTACCACAGGTGCAGGAGATGCTGCTGACGACGCAAGATTCCCAGATAGCTGATAATATGGTATGAAATTCGATGAGTTGAACGAGAGTAATTACTTACTCTTTGCTATAAAATTCTACGATAATCCTCAGGCAGTAACTAGGGATGATTTTGAGGACGATTTAAAACGAATTAAGTACATTAAAAGATTGTTAAAAAGATATAAAAACACCGGTGAATTGAAAACTCATCTTATATTAAATCATCTTACGGTGCTGTTTAATGTTTTTAATGATGCAGCTGTACCACTTCTTTTTTATAACTTAGAAAAAGATCTTTGGCCCTACATTAAGAGTTTTCTGGTCTTCTTAAATAGAATACCAGAATATCCAAGAAGTGAAATAAATGATGTAATGGAAGATTGTAATTGTACTGTAGAACTACAAAAAATATAATGGATATTAACAAAGTAATCCAAATAGTTAGATCTCTAAAAGAAGAGACTGCAATTACAAATATTGCTGGATCATCTTCTTTAGGTTATAATCCAGAAACTGAAACTCCTCCAGTAGATAAGAAGAAAAAGTATATTTACCCACCACAAAAAGGATATAGGAAACTCTGGCAAAGAAAGTAAAATGGCCTTCGGTCTCGAAAAACTAGCAGTTCTTGAATCAAAACTCGGTATTTATGAAGACCTATCAAAAGAGATGCTTGATAAGCTGGAGAGGGCAGTTGCGTCTATTAGTGAAAGTAGTAATAGAGTAGCAATTATTTTGGAAAGACATGAAGCACGTTTAGATGAAAGTGATAAGAACGATCAACTTATTGTTAATATGCTCGGTGATGTTAAACAAGATGTGGAAAAGCAATCTGATACTTTAATCAAGAGAATAGAAAACATTGAAAATAGAGTGAATGATCTTGCAACTTTTAGATGGATTGCCACAGGGATTGGTTCAGCAGCAGTTTTAATAATCGGATCAGCACAATTTTTTGGTAATCTTCTCTTGACCCCATCACATCAACCTGCTACAATAGAAAGAACGAAGTAGTATCTCTTTGTAATGGATTTTGTTGATGCCAAGTATATTGGCTTAGTTTCATCACGTCTGCAAAAATTTAAGAGGGTTAAGTCGGATCTCTACAACTTTCGATGCCCTATTTGTGGAGACTCTCAGAAGAACAAGAACAAAACGAGGGGATACTTGTATCCTGTAAAGAACAATACCAACTTTAAGTGCCACAATTGTGGTGCGAGTATGTCCTTTAATAATTTCCTCAAAGAAATCGATACAGTATTGTATAAGCAATACACAATGGAGAAGTTTAAGGAAGGACACACTGGAAAGAACTTCGTTGTCGAAGAACCCAAGTTTGAGTTTGCTAAACCAGTCTTTAAGAAGAAACTGGATCTACCTAAAGCATCTGAAAATCAAGTAGCAAAAAACTACTTAGAAAAAAGACGACTTGATCCCGAAAAGTTTTATTTTGCTAATAATTTTAAAGAGTGGACAAACACTCAAAAAGTTACGTTCGACACTATCGGTAGGGATGAGAGTCGCATTATTATACCAATGTATGATACTGAAAGTAACTTGATTGGTTTTCAAGGAAGAGCACTCGGTCCTAACCCTGTTAAATATATTACCGTGATGCTTTCTGATGATGCCCCGAAGATTTATGGTCTTGACCAAGTGGATTCTTCGAAACCCATTTATATTGTTGAAGGACCCTTCGACTCCACGTTTGTACAAAATGCTGTTGCTATGTGTGGGTCCGACGTTGATATTGGGTCGTTTGGTTGGGGCAATTATATTTACGTTTTTGATAACGAACCACGTAATCGAGAAATTGTCAACCGAATATCAAAAACCATCGACAGAGGAGACAAGGTAATTATTTGGCCAACATCCATTGAGCAAAAAGATATCAATGATATGGTGCTCACTGGACTTAACGTTATGGATGTGTTAAAATCAAATACATACTCAGGTTTAGAAGCAAAAATTAAGTTTAACAACTGGAAGAAAATATGAGCAACGGAACGAAAGTCGTCAAAAGGAACGGTAAAACTGAACCCCTTGATTTAAATAAACTCCACATCATGGTGGAAGAGGCATGTAAAGACCTCGCAAATGTGTCTGCATCACAAGTTGAGATGCAGTCTGGTATCCAATTTTATGACGGCATCACCACAGCAGAGATTCAGGAGATTCTGATTCGTTCTGCCTCTGATCTGATTGACCTAGACCATCCGAACTACCAGTTTGTTGCTGCCCGTCTGCTGCTGTTTGCTGTCCGTAAGCAGTTGTTTGGTCGCATCTATGATTGCCCGACCGTTAAGCAGCATGTAGAACGTTGTGTAGGTCGTGGAGTATATGATCCAGAAATTCTTTCACTATATACCGATGAAGAGTTTGATAAACTTGAGTCGTTTGTTGATCATAGTCGTGACTATCTGTTCACTTATGCAGGTTTACGTCAGGTCGTTGATAAGTATCTCGTGCAGGACAGAAGCACTGGGGCACTTTACGAAACGCCACAGTTTATGTACCTCTTGATTGCGGCAACCATCTTCTCCAAGTATCCTAGAGAAACACGTTTAGACTACGTTAGGAAGTACTATGATGCAATCTCAAAGCACAGAATCAACATTCCAACTCCCATCATGGCGGGAGTACGAACGCCACTTAGACAATACGCTAGCTGTGTCCTTGTTGATGTTGATGACACCCTCGATAGTATCTTTACTAGCGATATGGCTATTGGCAGATATGTTGCACAAAGGGCGGGTATCGGTATCAACGCAGGTCGCATCCGTGGTATCAACAGCAAGATCAGAGGTGGTGAAGTCCAGCACACTGGCGTTGTACCGTTCCTCAAAAAGTTTGAGTCAACTGTCCGATGCTGTACTCAAAATGGCATCAGAGGCGGCAGTGCAACAGTACACTTCCCAATCTGGCACCAAGAAATAGAAGATATCTTAGTATTAAAAAATAACAAAGGAACTGAAGATAATCGTGTTCGTAAGTTAGACTATAGTATCCAAATCTCTAAACTCTTCTATGAACGATTCATCCGCAACGAAAACATCTCACTCTTCTCTCCCCACTCCGTTCCTGGTTTGTATGATGCTTTTGGCACTGATGGATTTGACGAGTTATATGTACGTTATGAACGAGATGAATCTGTTGCAAGAAAAACTATCTCTGCTCAAGAACTCTTTCTTTCACTCCTGAAAGAACGTGCAGAGACTGGTCGTGTTTATATTATGAACATTGACCATTGCAACTCTCACTCTTCTTTTGTCGATAAAGTTGAGATGAGTAATCTGTGTCAAGAGATTACTCTACCTACTAAACCTCTTCAGCATATTGATGATACCGATGGTGAAATTGCTCTTTGCATTCTTTCTGCTATCAATGTTGGCAAAATCAGGGATCTTGAAGATCTTCAAGTTCTTTGCGATCTTGCTGTTAGGTCTCTTGATGAACTCATTGATTTTCAAGGATACCCCGTCAAAGCAGCAGAAATCGCCACCAGAGCACGTCGGTCACTTGGGGTAGGGTTTATCGGTTTAGCACACTATCTTGCCAAGCACGGGGAGCATTACGATGATCCTGGTGCTTGGAAACTGGTACATGATCTGACTGAAGCATTTCAGTATTATCTTATTCAGGCAACTGTTGACCTTGCAAAAGAAAAAGGTGCTTGTGAATATTCTCACCGCACCAAGTATGGTCAAGGCATTCTGCCGATCGATACATACAAGAAGGATGTGGATGAAATTGTTCCAAACGAACTGAAGTATGATTGGGAAGGTCTTAGAGCACAGGTTAAGCAATACGGAGTTCGGAACAGCACACTGTCCGCACAGATGCCATCGGAGAGCAGTTCCGTTGTGTCAAATGCCACCAATGGAATCGAACCACCTCGGGGATACTTGTCCATTAAGAAATCAAAGAAGGGCCCACTCAAGCAGATTGTTCCCCAGTATCAAACACTTAAGAACAACTATACGCTGCTGTGGGATATGCCTAGCAATCGTGGGTATATTCATATTGTTGCTGTTATGCAAAAGTTCTTTGATCAAGCGATTTCTGGAAACTGGTCCTATAATCCAGAGCATTACCCAGATAATGAAGTTCCTACTTCAGTGATGGCACAAGACCTTTTGACTACATATAAGTACGGCTGGAAAACCAGCTATTATCAGAATACACACGATATGAAGAATGATGAAGTTGAAGAAACTCGTCAATCGTTAGAAAGTTTAATGTCCGAAATTCTAGAATCAGAGGAGGAAGATTGTGAGTCTTGTAAGATTTAAAACAGGTTTGGAGGGTAAACCAGTGGTCGAGTCAATGACCGTTTTCAACTCCAATGAAGTAGACACCAAAAAGCAACCAATGTTTTTTGGTCAACCACTAGGAATACAGAGATACGATTCTTACAAGTATCCAATCTTCGATAAACTAACAACACAGCAATTGGGTTATTTCTGGAGACCCGAAGAAGTATCTCTTCAAAAAGACCGTAGCGATTATCATATGCTACGCCCAGAGCAAAAGCACATTTTCACCAGCAACCTGAAATATCAGGTGATGCTGGATTCAGTTCAGGGTCGTGGTCCTGGTATGGCATTTGCTCCATACTGTTCCCTTCCTGAACTGGAAGCGTGTATGAAGGTATGGGAGTTTATGGAGATGATCCATTCCCGTTCATACACTTATATCATCAAGAATGTTTATTCAGACCCATCTGAAGTTTTTGATACGATTCTCAAAGAAGACCGCATTATGGAACGTGCCGTGAGTGTGACTCAGGCATACAATGATTTCATCAATAGTGCTCATCAGTATGACAACTCAAGTGAGTGGGTCCACGCTTTGGAACAAGTACCCTACGCCCGAGAAGCAAGGTATGAACTCAAGAGAAAACTATTCAGAGCAGTTGCAAACGTTAATATTCTTGAAGGTATTCGCTTTTACGTCAGCTTCGCTTGTAGTTTTGCGTTTGGCGAACTCAAGCTTATGGAGGGAAGTGCAAAGATCATCTCACTGATTGCTCGTGATGAGAACCAGCATCTGGTTATCACTCAAAACATTCTGAACAAGTGGAAGGAGGGTGATGATCCAGAAATGGCACAGATCTCCAAAGAAGAGGAACAGTGGTTCTACAAGACCTTTGAAAATGCTGTGAATCAAGAAAAACTTTGGGCAGAGTATCTGTTCAAAGATGGTTCAATGATTGGTCTGAATGACAAACTGTTACAGCAGTATGTCGAATGGATCGCAAACCGTAGAATGAAAGCAATTGGACTGAAACCACTTTATGATATTCCTGCAAAGAACAATCCACTTCCTTGGACTGAGCATTGGATTTCTTCAAAAGGTCTTCAAGTTGCACCCCAACAAACACAAGTTCAGTCTTATATTGTGGGTGGTATCAAACAAGATGTTACTAAAGACACTTTTTCTGGATTTCAACTTTAATTGACTTTAAGACTGAAATAGTGTATTATATAAATAGTAATAGGTAAGTTCAGTCTTAAAATGAATAACTATATTCTTTATTATTACTTAAGGGAGGACTTCGGTTCTCCCTTCTATGTTGGTTATGGAAAACCAAGAAGAATAAACGCAAAGCATTTGAGAAGTAATGGAGCAAACCTATTACCACCAAGACAAAGAAGGTGGATTGTAAAATCTGGATTAACTAAAGAAGAAGCAATAGAACTTGAAATCAAGCATATAGCACTCTGGAAAAGAGAATGTGATGGTGGAGTTTTATTAAATCAAAATCTTGGTGGAGAAGGAAAACCTGGAGGGCAAAAGACAAAGGGTTTTAGTGGAAGAAAACATAGTGAAGAAGCAAAGAAAAGAATAAGTGAAAAGGTTGCTGGTAAGAACAATCCAAGATATGGTGTTAAATTATCACAAGAGATAAGAAATAAAATAAGTCAAAATAGAACACCAAAATTTGGTAAGGATAATCCAAACTCTAAAACTTGGAGGATTGTTTCTCCAGAAAATAAAGAGTATATTATTACTGGAGCATTAAAGGAATTTTGTAAGTCTCAAAATATTTCATATGCAACTATGAGTGCCGCAATTAAGTATGACAGAAAAGGACCAAGAAGAAATGGATGGAGTATTGAAGAGAAAGTTTAGAATATCATTACCAGAAGATGAGTGTGTAGTTAAACTTCAAGAGTATTGTAAGTTCTCAAGCACTTTGTTAAAAGTTCCTGTAGTATCTAAACCATTATGTGCTGGGGCAAACTGCCACAATAATGTAAATCATTATGTGAGAACTTATGGTGGAGAAAAAATAAGTGGATATTATCTAATTACAGATGTTGATAATGAAACTTACGGATGTGCAATATATCATAGTATCTGGAAGAATACCTATGGGGATCTGATAGATATAACACCATTTGATGATGGAAGAGAATATAATATGTTTTCTGTTATTAATGCTACAGAATATTACTCCGGAGTTGCTTATAATGGAAAAGAGTATAAATTGTTAGAACCAGGTTGTAATATAATCTAATGAACCCTAAAATACTCAAAGATGATTCCAATTATGATGAATGGTGTGAACAAGAACTATTGAATGCTTATAAAGAAGCAGCAGAGTGTGATGAGTTTCTATTTGGAGACTATGATTACCGTAAAGAATGGGTAGAGGGTTAATGACCCTCTTTTTTTATAAATATTCACAGGAATTCCAATAAGTATAAAAATGTTATCGTCTGATTTAAGAACAGTATACGAATCTTATCAAAACATTTATGAAGAGGGAGATGGGATCTCCTGTGAAATGATTGAAGAAATCGTGGAAGAACTCATCGAAGAGTGCCTAGAGTTTGGTCACAATATCGATGAGGCTGCTGATGTGGTAGAAGAGGCAGCACTTCAATATCTAATGGAACTCAACCCATATGCACCAGCTGGTTCAAAAGAAGCAAAAGCATATCAAAAGTCAACGACTGCTACAAAACGTGGAGAAGCACGTAAGACGGCAGTGGCTGCTGCTAAGGAAAGAGTTAAGTCAAAGGTCAAGGGTGCCGTTGCTGGTGCTGGCATTGCTGCTTCTATTGCCAAGGATGAGGCAAGAAGAGCAGGCAGAAAGGCAGCACATGCCGTCTCTAGCACCGTCCAGAAGAAGAAGGCAGAGGTCAAGACTGGTGTTAAGAGCATGATCGGAAGAGGTCTCCGCAAGGCAGCAGGAGCAGTTGGAAAGGTTGCTCAGAAGGCAGCAGGTGCCGCATCAAGACTTGGTGAAGAGACTCAACAGCTCGATGAACTATCTGATAAAAAAGTTCAAAAAACATTGAAAGCAAGAGAACGTAAATTTAATAGATCTGTAGATTCTGGTGCTCCTAACAGAGAGTTCCATCAACTTAGGAGAACTGAAAAGTTAGTAGCAAGTAGAAATAAAAGAACAGGTTCAAACATTCCTGTTGATGAAGAAATTGATACCTGGGATGTAGTTCTTGAGTTTCTTGTCTCAGAAGGACATGCTGACACTAATGAAGAGGCAATTGCCATTATGTCTCAGTTGGATCAAGAAGTTATCAGAGATATTATTGAGGCACAACATGCCCGTGAGAATCCAGAAAAGTATGAGAGAGAGCAAGAAAAGAAATATGCTCCTGTTCGTGGAGAAAAAACTCCCATGCCACCAAGAGGTAACAAACGTAGAGAAGATTTTGAAAAGTGGTACGCTAAACAAATGGGTCGTTAGTAAATCCTAACATAACTTTAAGCACCTCTTGACAGGGGTGCTTTTTTATTGCTAGACTAGGTTTGTCTCCGTTGAAGATAAATAATAGCTCATAAAGATTCTTAGTATGAGTTATGAAAACCCTTGGATCTATAATGACCAAGTATTTGATTCAAGTGATATTCAAGATTATTTTGGGTTTGTATATCTTATACATTTTACTACAAATGCTGTCTAATTTTTTATCCAAATCAAACCGTCTTTTAATTGTTGTTTGTATTTTTGATATCCTGCTTTATTATCTTTCATCCATTCATTTACACTTAACCAACTTTTAAATCCATCAGTAACTTCACGTCTTCTGGAATTTAAAAGTTTTTCTTTATGTTCTTTGGTGAGAGTTGTTCCATACATAGGATTTCCCTCACCAGAAAGCATTTCACTTAATTTTTGTCTAACTTCTGGTCTTTTTGCTGGATTGTTATCGCCAGTCATAAATTTTCTTTTATCTTCTCTATACTTATCGTTTCTTAAAACGACTTCATATATTCCAGATCTCTCACTAACAAAAAATCTACCTTCAATATTTGTATTATAATATTCGTCAGTCATTAACACATCTCTTTTAAATTGCTCATAAGTTTCATAATAAGACATAGATTTTTTATGAGGACAAAGATAAAGTATTTCTCTTAAAAAATTTTCTTTTCCTAATAATTTGATATCTTCTTTTAGTTCGTCGCAAGACCCATAATAGTTTCTCCAATCACTTTCTTTCTTTTTTCTTCTTCCAGTTTTTCTATCCTTTTGCCGAGTCCAAAAGTGTTTTTTACCCACATACTTTTTTTCATTTGCTAAGTTTGTAATTAGATATACAAAACCCTCCATATCTTTCGGAACTTCAATAAAATCTTCTTCGTTATATTTCCATTCCATAAAAATATTTTCTACCTTATAATTTTTATTTATGCTTGAAAATATTTTTATGTGGTGCTATGATAAAGGACTTAAAACTCTAAATACTATGGTTACTCTTGAAACCACCCTAAGACAAACACATGATTGGGCAGTTGATCGTATTCATACTCTCTGTGAAACAAACTTTGAAGATGCCCAGGCGATTCAATCCGAATTTAGTGAATGGTTGAATCCAGATATTCCTGATCATGATATTTTCTCATTAGAGTTCATAGGAGAGGGAGATGACACTAGACCTTCACAATTTTTTTAAATTTTACGACGAAAAGAATTCAAATCACGTAGCAGCAGTTCAATGGTTAGAAGATAACCTACCTGCTCAGTTTCTGGATGACTCGGAAACCGATTGGATCGGAATTTTCAGAACTAAACCACCTACACCAGAGGTTCTAGCAGTTCCTTATTTTAACCAAGTAGACAACTACAGAGATGCACACAGAACTTGTAATAGTTCGTCATGTGCTATGTGTCTTGCTTTCCTCAAACCAGGAAGCATTAAAGGTGATGATGAATATGTTAAGAAAGTATTTGCGATTGGTGATACTACGGACCATGCGGTACAAACGAAGGTACTTGCAGGTTATGGAGTTAAGTCACACTTTAGTTACAATCTTTCTTTTGCTGACGTTGATAAAAGTCTCGATGCTGGGAAACCTGTTGTTATTGGTATCCTTCACAGGGGTTCTCTATCTGCTCCTACTGGTGGACACATGTGTGTAGTCATTGGTAAGACTCCAGATGGTAAAGGATATTTTGTAAATGACCCTTATGGTTCTCTCAATGATAATTACACTGGACCTGTGACAAATGGTAAGAAGACCATTTATACAAAGGCAGTTCTTAAGCACCGTTGGTGTCCAGGAGGAAATGATGGATGGGGCAGAATCTTCGATTAATTTTAAGAGAAAGATGCTTAAGGTGATTAAGGATCTTACTAATCATGGGAAGCATTTAGAAGCAAACGAACTTTATCAACGTTATTTCGGAGACAACAATGGCAAAAATCGATCTACATAATTTCTTTCAGTTCTATGATGAAAGAAATCCAAACCACGTCAAAGCAGTTCAATGGTTAGAAGATAATCTACCGGTTAAGTATTTGGAAGATAATGTAGACTGGGCAGAGATTTTTAGAGGAAAAAAGACTAGTGCTGCACCAGCAACCCCTGCTGCTGCAGCTCCTGTAGTTGGTGGTGATGATGTCCCACAAATGGGCATCAAACTTATCAAAGAGTTTGAAGGATGTCATCTTAAGGCATACCCCGATCCTCTCACGGGAGGTCTTCCAATCACTATTGGTTGGGGTTCAACTCGTAAGAAGGATGGATCTTCATTCAAACTTGGTGATACTTTAACTCAACAAGAGGCAGATGAACTTTTAATTGAGCAATGTAAAAAAGAGTTTTTACCTGCCCTCAGAAAAATCCCACATTGGAGTGAAATGTCAGATGGAAAAAGAGGAGCTTTGCTCAGCTTTGCTTATAATCTTGGTGCCGGTTTTTACGGTGGCGATAACTTTAATACTATTACTAAACGCCTGAAGAATAAAGAGTGGGACCAAGTTCCTGATGCTCTTTATATGTACCGTAATCCTGGTTCAAATGTAGAAGCAGGTTTAGCACGTAGAAGAAAGGCAGAAGGTGAATCTTGGAAGAAGGGATGACTAAATAGTTTCAACCGTTGAGTTGAAACAACTCCATCACCACAGTGAGTTGTGATTTGTAGGTTCTAGAGAATCTCAAACCACCAACTCACTGTATTTTTATGTCCACCTTAACGCAAAAGGCGATGGCTGCAGCGTCTGCGCTTCTTCTTGGAGTGCCAACAGCAGCATTATCACACACCAACTCTATAGGATATGTTGGTGGGGGCAACGGGTCAGTTACATTCTGGTATGGTAACTGGCATCCAGGAACTAACTTTAATGAAGGAACTTTAACCTTACAAGGTATCAACGGAACTGGTTTTTCTGCGACAACTGTAAACTGGTCTTTACTTTCCAATACAACACCAGACGGATTGATTCCTGGCACAAACTATTTTACCTCTGATGGAACACAACTAGTTCCCTATGATACCAACATACAAACATCATATGCTTGGCAAGGTGTAACTTTTACTGGACTTTCTGCTGGTGATTATCAATTCACATATAATGCTGCTGGGTCTCCAACAGTCAACTGGATGCC